GAAAAAATTACCGTTGGTCAATTATATGATATATTCTCCAAGAAAAACGAGTATATTCGTGATGCATCTGATCCAGAGGATCGCATTGATGGCTCATTTTTTGAAGAATGGTTCTATCAAAAGCATATAGCCGATAAACATTTCAGAGACAAAATAACCAACCAAACATTCCGACAAATTTAATGGCTAAAATTGATTTAGATTTTTTTGAGAAAATCATATTTTATAATATCCTTAAAAAAGATTGCACTTTTCTAGCATCATGTATTGATCATCTGGATAAAGAGTTATTTAAAGATAAAGATATAGGCATAATCGTCAATATCATCAAGGATTTCTATTTAGAAAATTCCACTACCCCGACACTTACAGAACTTAAGGTAAGGGTAATGACTGCTCAAGCCAAAACGCATCTTGAAAATGCTATCAAGACAATCAGATCGCTTGATAGTGAATATAATGAAGATGAATTAATCCGTAATACGGAACATTTTTTAAGACAGCGGAAAATTGAATTATTATTAAATAAAACAATTGATCAAAAAATTACTGATAAACAAGTTGATTTAGAAAGCTTCCAAAAAGAAAGTGAACAGATTCATGCAATATCTTTAATTGATAATCTTGGATTAGAATACTTTGCAGAAATTGATAGAGTTACTGATTACTTTAATCAAACTGATAATATTTTTTCATCAGGTTATGTTGGATTTGATCAAGCTATTGGTGGGGGATTCTTCCATGAAGGAAAACAGTTTGGCGTAATTGGAGGGGAAACAAACGTAGGTAAATCTATCTGTTTAGCCAATATTGTAGTCAATGTATTATTACAAAATAAAAATGTATTATTATACACATTAGAAATGTCTGAAATGCGATATGCCAAACGTATATCTGCTATTTTAACAGGTATTGCATTAGCCAACTTACCAAGCAGCGTTGATAATTTTAAAGAATATATCAACAATTTTATTCGAGAACATATGTCTCGGTTGATAATTAAAGAGTTTCCCACCAAGAGTGTATCTGCAAAGACGTTGTTAGCACATGCGGGCTTGTTAAAGAGGCGCAAAGCGTTTCAACCAGACTTTATAGCCTTTGACTATCATGCGCTTTTAAAGCCATCTGTGACGCAAGCATCGAAGCATACAGAAATGCAGTTTATTACACAAGAATGCCGTGGATTAACTTATCTACTAGGTGCTCCCGGTTGCAGCGTAGCACAACTTAACAGAGGCGCACATAAACAGGAATCTCCCGGTTTAAATTCTGTGTCGGGATCATGGGATATGATTTCTGATGAAGATTGGCATGTGAATATTTGGCAAACTGATATTGATCGTGAACAGAATATTCTTCGCTACATTGGCGAAAAAGCTAGAGACGGTGCAAAAGGATACTCCGATTTTTGGACTATCGACTATGATACCTTAAAGTTGACAGAAAACGAACAAGCGTCTAGGGATGTGCCGCAAGTGGATAGAGAAATGACTAGTTTCACCTTTGAGGAATTGCATTGATTATAGATAGTGGTGGAATAAATAATTCCATGCTCCCCTATGAACATACAGTACCTAGCCCAAATGAAATAATTAATGAGATTGAGTTAGAGGAAACCATTAATAAATTTGGCGCATGGGTGTCAATTATAACTAATAAACCATTATCATGTGTGTCATTATTTTCAATGCTTAGAAAAGATGAAAATCTGTGCACATTATTACTTGAACTAACCGATCATTCATGGTACAATATCGTATCCTATATGAGCCATAGATGGCCCGTTTTAAATAAATCTAAAAAGATTAAATGAACTCCAAATTTCCAGATTTTGACTTTGACAAATGGTTAAACCATTTTGTAGAAATGCTATATACAATAGACTCTCGGAATACTGATAATATGGAACATGAATGCCCTGTTGACATTCAAAAAGAAAAGTTCCTAACACAGGAACATATTTTTTATGATGATTTTGGGGTAGATTTCTGTGCCAATTATTTAGAAAATATTACTCGGTTTAATTGTTTCATGAGATATATAATGCAGGAGGATCGCACTTTTAAAGATTTGATTATTTTTATACTTCGTATTATAGTACCTGCATCTAAAACCCATGAGGATATAGCCCGTGCTATATTGAGAGGAAAATCATATAGAACAGTGAACGATATGTTGTTCACTCAACATACAGCAACTTGTATTTTTAATACCCTTAAAACCTTACAAATTCCTTTAAAAGATGATAACTGAAGCGCAAAAGAATATCTATAATTGGTATTTAAGAGCACAGCGAGTTCATAATAATAAACCTTTCCGATATAGAAAGAATTTCCACAACTTAGATAAGGAAACCTTTTATCCGCATTTGTTAAAGATTGAGAGAGTTTTTCAGAAATACCCGCATCTGATGCGTAGAGAATTTTTTGATGCTCCATATATTATCTATAATGATGCAAAGAAATTTTATGGTTTAAATTTCTTTTCTTCACTTAAAGGATTAACTACCTGCATAGCATATTTCAAGTTACTTGCTCAACAACAGCCCGATGAGCAAATAGATTTTCTGAAAGAGTCCCTTAGATTTGTTACTAATTTCTGTGCAGAACACGACCTAATGTTGAACCAATATATTCGGTTTAAATCTATCGCACAAAATGATTGTCTAAAACATCTTAAAAATCATCAAATATCATGGTATTTGGTTATGGCAATTCCGGGTTTTATAAATCTGGTACAATCATTGCCACGGGACGAATTTTCATTATATTTCGGTGAAGATATTGATCTAAATTTCTTGATTTCTGCGTATGGATCGAGTAAGTTAGCTAAAGTATTTCTCGAAAAAAAGATCAGAGAAATTGATGAATTTCTTATCAAGAAAAAAGATAAAATACCTAGCTAAATTCGGTATTTTTAGATAAATAGCATAAAGGAGAATAACATATTTTCCTGATTAAAAAATAAAATAAATAAAATAAATAAAATGACAAACCTAGACGAAATCCTTAATAATATTGGAACATTAAAAGATACAGAAGAAAAGAAAAATAAGACCGAAAATAATAGTGCGATTGATAGCCGCATTCTACGCTTTAAAAAAGGGTGTAAATATATCGGTCTTTTCGTACCAACCGCTAAAGATACTTTAGTAACTTATGAAGAAATTGGCTTCACAAGTCGGGTAGATCAGAGTTACGTTTACACGGGTAGAGCATATGCTGATCCTGCGTTAAAATATAAAGGTGAAAACATCCTTAATAAAACTCAATGGGAAGCATATAAGACTGCAAAGGCTAATAATGATGAAGCCGCAATGAAGGAAACTTACAAGTTGTTCCCTCAAAGAAAACAACTAGTTAACTTCTTGTTACTTCAAGTTATCGGTGACGATGCCGCAGCAAAAGAACAAATCGGGGAAGTTAAAGTTGCCCGCTATCCTGCCGCATTAGACAAGGAAAAGAACCCAAAATCTGCCGCATATAAAGCAATCTTTGAAGGTTTGCTCGGTGCAGGTCAGAAGAAAATCGGGAAGAAAGGTTATATTCTTCCGAATACCGTAAATGATAATGTCAAATTTGTTTTTGATGTTATTGATAAAGGTGGTTTCCCGAATTATGATCAATCCAAATTTGATCTAATGGAAGAATACGAGATTGAAATGAATTATACCAAAGAACAAGTGTTGGAAATTCTGAACAAGGCACATGATTTAAATGATTTGGTGCCGCCTCTTAAATCACCAGAGGAAATTAAGGAAATTCTTGATTTACATTGGTTTGGAACTAGCGCATCCGCAGAAGATGACGTTGATGTTGACGACAATAATAGTATCGACACTACCGTTTCTGATGAAGATGATGAAATTCCACATCTTGGAACAAAATCTAAGAATTTTGATGAAGAACTTGATGAATTATTAGCATAATTCTTTAAAATGGCAAATGGATGGGCTAAGTAGAGTGGTACAATGAATGAAGACGTTGACATCGCTCTCTTAGCCCATCAAGCCAATATGGGTTTAAATCAAATTTATCAATCTCGCCAACCACAACGGATTGATCCCCGTCAATTTTTAAATAATAATTACGGAGGACAACAAGGCAGACCCAATTTCAATCCTAGCTATCCCCCGCAACAACAACAACCATATTATCCTCAAGTAGGAGGCGTAGAAGACTATGGTTTACCTTCACAGGTCGCTCCACAAACTTCACAATTACCTTTAGTAATGAGAGATAGAGACGGTAATGTAGTAGACCTTTCACAAACACCTTCTGTGATGTCAGAAGGTCAAACCTATCCACCATACCAACAACCAAATGGTATGAATGATGTTAGAGGGTTTCAAATTCCAGACTATTCAAAATATAACAAAGCACCTTCTTCACAAGATAATGAAGCAGAGGAATCAACACTGGATATAATTTTAAGGGAAATAAAATCTTTAAAAAAAGCAGTAAATAAGTTGATTCGTGAAACTGAAAAGAGTAAATTATCAATAACAAGTCCATCACAACCTTTAGATATAAATGCAATTAACAATCAATCTCCGGTCATTTCAGAAGGAATTCCTTGCTCCAATTTTGGAGATTAATAAAGAAGGTAAGGCTGCAATTTTCGGTACAGATACAGAATTATATAGTATCTCACAGACAGCAGATAATAGAGTGGTATTATATAATACCTATACACCTGTGGCAATAGATGAACCTTTAACACGTTTCAATATTAATCTTGCCCGTGTGATTAAAGCCTTGAACTGTGTAAAACAGACAGAAAGTTTTTCCACTTTTAACATATTAAATAATTCACTTTCATATCAAGACGATCTAATTAAATTTAATATAAGATTGCTAAGTGACAATCTCATGATGACTCCTAAGATCAATCCAGAGAATATTAAAAATTTCCCCTTTTCTTCAGAGATTTATGTAGAGTCTGATGTTATAAAAGATATTAAACGGGTTCTAGATTTTTCCACATCTACTGATAAATTTTATATAGAAGTTGAAGGCGATAAACTATATTTCTTGTTTGGCGATAAGGCAGAAGATACCGCTAATGTACAGGATGATATTAGAATATTAGTTTCTGATAAGTTCAGCGGAACTATTCCATCAAATATATTCAATGTTAATATATTGAAATTAATCGAAAAGTCAAAAAATGACTTAATATTTAAAGTAGGTAAAAATGCTATGATGGTCAATATTCAAAATGAAAGTAGCACCCTGCAATATATAACAACTTCTTTAAAGAAATAATATGGAGATAGATCATATACCCCTACCCCCACAAAAATATGTGGTTCATGAAAATATATTATATAAAATTTTATGGGATTATGCCAACGTTCCTCCACGACTCTTAATTACTAAAGATGGTAGAAGTTACTGGAGTATATCAAATACTATATTTTCTAGTAATATAGAAAAAAGAGATATACAAATAATTTCGTTAGTAGAATTCTACAACTTATGCATAACATGGAACATACCAATAGAACAATTTAACTTTAATATACCCAAATTATAATTTTATGAGAGACACATACTTAGACTACGCTACCTTCTTAGGTAAGATTAAACATTATGAATGTACTATTCATAAATTAGACATTATCTATCATCCATCAGATCATAGATGCTGGACAGCATTAATCAATCCTGAAAAGGAGAATATTGTTGTCACATATGGCATTAATAAATATGGACCGGGATCGAGATTCTTTGATATCTTAACATCTACTAAAACTATGATTGATGTTTATCAAGAGGATATATATCCAATTATTGAAAATCTGCTCGGCAAAGGAATTACAACAACAATATTTGAAATCAATGAGTAACAATCGCATAACAACACAGTCATACACCATTAAACGTTTACGGGATAGTGGTTATATAGTAGATCGTTTAGACGCACTTTCTTACCAAGAAAGTGATAAACGAAAATGGTCTATCATGGTAGATAACGGAGTATCATCTATCATTCTAACATGTTTCAAAGATTCATCTATCCAATTATATGATGGAGCCAGATTCTTCAATCCTAATCTTAGGCTGGATACTGATTCTGTAGAAGTATTAATTGAATACTTTAACGAACGAGGCATTGTTAATAAACATTGGAATTACGGTAAACCAAAGACCGAAACCGTTTAATATATGGCAAAGAAGAAACCAACTAAAAAACAAATCAATGAGGAACTTAACACTTATGAAGAAGTGGAAGAATTCATTGACGGGCTTCCTCCTGCTAGAATGCCTAAGAAATTCAAACATTTATCACCAGATAAAAAGGAAGAATTTGTTAAGAAATTGAAACATTTATTACATGAATTCATGGACTGTTACATGTTGGTAGGTTTTTCAGTGGATGGATTAGAAACAATGATTGTAGAGAATCACGGTACTCCTATTGAAACCCGTGGATTAAATCATCTAGCTTTTGATTTTTTTAATCAATATTTTGATGATGAACCACCTATTCATATTATTGATCCAGACGATTTATAAAAAAAGGGCGCTTATTTAAGCGCCCTTTTTCTTTATAGAGTTTTAACAAATTCTCGTAATGAGTTTGTTCGATTAAGCCATCCTTTGAGGAATTTGGCTTTCTTACCTGTTGCAATTGATTTATAAAAACCTTCAAGGTGGGTTAATAATCTTTCAATAGTTTCTTTAGTAGGAGTTTCATTAGCAACTTTTAATGTTTTAGGACCGATAATACCATCGGAAGTTACTTTAATAGCATTCTGTAACCAATGAGACGCATTACCCTTACCAGTATTAACACCGATATTGGCAATAACTTCACCAACTCCTTTAGGAAGTTTATCAGCCTTAACACCTAACCAATAGGTATCATAATAAATTTGCAAAGCTTGATCCTTCGTTAGGTTTTTAATATCTAATTTAGGATGCGAACGTTGATCAATACCATACTTGGTTACTCCACCGGGATCATCTTTATCGTCTTCGAAAATGACATTCCCCTTTTTGTCATATACACATTCCCATTTAAAAATGAAATTAATCCATTTTAAGAAACGTGTGTCTTTTTTAATAGTGTCTAAATCAGCCATAATATATTATTTATCATTTTATAAGCAATTACTGGGAGTATTTCCAATGAGGATAGGATTTTCCTTAGAATTATCAGTATCTACTTAAGCATTAAATTGGGAAAGATTAGCCAAGTCTTGTTTCAATTGTCCATATTGCTCTTCCATTTGTTTTTCCAATGCTTTCATTTTCTGTTCAATTTGCTTACGAGTATAATTGGATGTACGAACACCTTCACCTTTAGGAAGTGTGTCTTTTTGACCCTTTTCAGGAGTAGCATTTTTCTTACCTTCAGAGGTAGAAAGGGGAGCCAATTTATCAAATACATAATTTGCAATGGCAGGAACATTAGTATTGTTATTTGCACCAACCTTACGAACTTCATCGTGCATGCTACCTTCACCTTTTAAGGTCAAAGGAAGTGTTGGGAAATTATGATAATGAGGATGCATACATATAACATTATCTGATGCCACACTATAAACTTCTAAACAATGATCATCTCCATTTGAATCTTTACCAATTGCTCTGCCTATATATGCACCTGCTAATAAATCACCATATGTAGTACCTCTAGTATTTCCACTAGTATCAGGAGACATTTTTTTGCCATTCATTCCACTATAGGGTCCGGGACAACAATATCCATCGGGTTTACATGCTCCTTGAGGAGGAGGAATGCCTATAGGTGTAGGTTCTTTCTGAATGGCTAATTCGAAATCTGCTTCTGTAGTGTGCCATTCCAACGGTGCAGTGATATGGTGCAGTGATACTTCTCCTTCTACATGTAATCCACCTTTTACCACAGCATTTATTCCTACATTAAGATTACTATCAATTAATAATTGTTGCTCAATACCCTT